CGTAGAGTTTCAAAATCGTAGCTTTGAAAGTCTGCTTCTCTATACGTTTGATAGATCTGCTTCCAATCTTCTACGCCAAATATTGCTGTTTGTCTAGTGGTTGTTGCCATTGTTCTGTAACCTCAGAGTATTTATGGTTACGAAAAACGGCGTAGTTATACATAGGAGGCTGTGCGTTGCTGTTGATCAAAGAATATGCCGAGTATTTCAGCATTCTGGGTGGGCACCACAGTGAGTTGTATTTCAATCAAGATACCGTTTTCTTGTGGATAACTTTGAACGTCACTGATGAATATTCTAGGGTCACCGCCTGCTACACGTTGCACTTCGGCATTGATTGAATTTTGTGTTTGAGTTGTTTGTGGTTCAAACACATAGTCCCATAATACTGTGCCATATCCTGGACGTCCTGGCAGTTGTCCTTGACGTATGTTAAATGCATTCAGTAGGTCACGTTTGATCAACTCAAAATCTGTAAGAGTGAACTTTTTGTATTGGTTGATGGTGTTGAACCCGACGAATGTAGTCATGTTAATATTTATATGCTTTGCAAGTCAGCTTTGAACCGTTGAATGTTTGTTATGTCTTTGTCCAGTAGTTCTATCAATAACTCAACATTCACTATGGCCAAATCAATTTTGCCAAGGAATGTCAGGGATGTACTAGTAGTTTTTAGGCTGCGCAAACTGGCCAACAATGTTGTTGCTTCGCTTTTTAGTGCAGTTATTCTGGCTTCTCTTGCATCTACAGTGTCAGACGTTAGTGTTTCGCTAAAGATGTTGTTGGCTTTGGATTCAACGATTGCAATGTTTTGGCTGATAGTTTTCAGAGCCAAGGTAGCTATTTCATCAAATGTGTCACCACCAAAATCAAGTTTTGGTATTTTTTCATTGCCCACAACACGGCCCAGCGCGGCATTTAGTGTGGCTCGGTTAACTGTATTTGTTGATCCTGTGATTGCCTTGATGTTTAGTGATTCGTTGCCAATTTTTTCATCAACTAAGTTAACTGCAAATGACGCATCTTTGGCCACTTGGTCAAACCCAGCGGTAATGTCAGTTGGTATTCCAGAGGTTAGTCCCTTGGCCCAGTTCACAGTATCTGTTACGCTCTTGGCAGCATTTAATGCCACACCACTCAATAGCTGTGGACTAAGTTTGTCAACGGGTAATCCAAGTTGTTTGACTTGTTCTATTCCAGTAGACATAAGTCCTTGTTGTATTTTGTTCTGTGCCGAAGGATTGGTTAGCAGATTTTGCACTTCGTTAATGCCATCTTTACCTGTCCACACCGAAGGACTTTTAAGCACTGATGTCAAGGAATTTTGGCCTGTTGTTAAATATTTGGCAGCAGTACCTGGTTTAACGTATCCAGCTTTTTCCAACTGTGTAGCATCAAGTCCAAAATTACCTAGGCCAACTGCATTGGTCAACAGGTCTGACGGTTGTCCTGTTAATTTTCCTGCTTGTGCTAGTACACCCGTGACCTGACTGGGATTTATGGATCCAATATTGGTTAGTCCAGGTAACTGTTTTACAAAGTCTCCTGGATTGATACCATTTAACACTGGCAATTTGGTCAACGCAGATGTTGCGCCATTAGTGGCTTTACTGACCAAGGCACCTAGACTGCTTATTCCTCCAGTTAATTGTGCCTGTGCACCTGCAAGTCCAGCAGCCGCCTGTGTGGCAGCACTAAGGACATCGCCTGCTTTGAATCCTGTTAAGGCGCCAGTTTTAACTTGTTTTTCAAATATTGCCTGTGCTTGTTCTCTAGTAAGAGTAGCCGAGCCTTCAATGGTAAATTGTTTAGCGGTTCCCTCTGCATCACTTGGAGATTTCACATATTGTTCTAAATTAAATGTATAACTTGCCATGTTATTCTGCCCTTATTTCAACACCTGACGGCACAGGCTCAGCACCTGGAGGTGGTGTTGGTGTTCCTTCTTCCAGGGCTACTTTGACATCAACCCCTTCATTGTGATAGCTGTAGGGTTCATGAGTAGGAGCACGGCTCACTATGCTTTCAAGTCCATCAGGTAAAGTTTGCCAACCAGTGCTGGTGTTGAACTCTGTGTCATCCATGACAGTTTTAACCAAAGGCTTAGGTGTTGATACTATGGCTGCTGACGGACCATTAAGGTCAATGCCGCCTGCAGAGAATGTCAGTGTGCTGCCGCCATTCCAACTGCCAGACCCTGCGCTGTTCAGTGCAAGTGTTCCATCAGCTAGCACACCAATATAACTTTTGCTATAGAGCTTTAAGTTTTCTTGTGCAGTGGCAGTAAAATTTAGTTCAGCTTCTAGTGTTATATCTTCTTTAGATTTGGCATTGATGTTGCGGCCAGCATACATGTTGATATCACGATCCGCATGCAAGTTGATATCACCTTGTGTTCGTACATTAACTGAGTTGGTACTAAAAATATCCACAGTGCCTTCAAGGCCAAGTTCAATCCAGGTTTGTCCGTTGGCATGTATGATGTAGAAGAAGTTGCCTGAATCACTCATGGTGATCTGATGGCCTTTAGCAGATCTAAATCTGAACAGGGCATTGTTGCCATCAATGTTGCCATCGTCCATGGTCAGTGTATGTCCACCCATGCGGCCAATCACTTTGACATCTTGTGGCTTGAGTTCGCCAGCTTCAATTTTTTTGCGTATGTCACTGGGGCTTGCGCTTGCGCCACCTTGATAAATTGCAATGCCCGGAGTGCTAACACCAAACACAGCACTAGGACTTTCACGCTGACTTGAACTACCAATGGGCCCACGTTCAGGATCATTTATCAACCCCTGCTGAAACATTGCTGCCGCCAGCACACTATGTACAGGCTTGGCCTGATCAAAAAATCTAGGATTGTTTACCACACCAAGATTGCTGTCGTTGATTTCAGTTACAGGAGCTTGTGTGGCTTTGTCAAGGTAAGTCTGTTGATTGACGTTAGCAGGATCAGACGGTACAAAGTTTGTGGCAGCACCAATGGCAGGAATCATATGATTGATACCTTGCTCAGGTACTACGCCAATATAGTATCCTTGATCTCTATCACCATTGATGAATATACAAACCACAGTAACACCAATATCTGGCGGAGTAAACCACATGCCATAGCTGTTTCTGTTGCCCGGATATGTTCCTGATCCTGAGCTGGTACCTGATTTAGGTGTCGCGCCATAGAAACTAGGCAAGTAATCAACTGTGGTCCACTTGGTAGTGTCATTCATGTTGCCATCATTGAAATTGGTAATAAAAACTTGTAATCGTCCACTGCGAGTAGGGTCAATGTTGTTCATGACAGTGCCCAGGAACGGTCCTCCCTCTGAAGGTACTCCGCCTCGATCAAGTTTGTAATTGCCTGGGCGGCCTCTACTGCGTTGTGTATTCTCTGACATTAGAAGTCTCTTATAATTTGTTGGTTAGATGGTATGGTAACACTGTTTGGATCTAGTGTAACGTCGAGACCAATGTTGGTATTGGGGTCAGCATTGGGATTAAATGCACTTTGTACGTCTCCGTTGGCATCCAAGAATCCAGGTGCTGGCAAACCTGTAATACCAATGTTTTGTCCGCCGCTGGTTGGCGCAGATTGTTGTGCGTTGTCTACTGCGGCATCACTGCTTGGTGGTGTACCTGGCGAATCATTGATTGGTCGCGTGTTGTCAATTCCAGCCGGTGCTTGTGTTGTACCTGCACCTATGTTGGTATTAGGATCACTTGCAGGATCAGTAGGTCTGCCATTGGTTTGATCAGCAACCGCATTTGACGGAGTTGTTGCTGTGTTCTTTAGATTTTCTGTTGGATAGTAGTACAGCGATCCGTCAATGGTTTGTTCAAATCTACCTTGGCGGAATTCTGACACACATTTGATGGCCTGATATACATAACTGTTGATGGGTTTTCTTGCTTTGTTGGCTTTGCCGTAAGGATCAGCAAGACCAGTTTTTAAATCATAGTCTTGTGGTCGTTGCCATTCTATGGCAAACATCACTTGCGACGAGTCAAAGTTTATGGTTCCGTCTGGCAAGAATCCGTTGTTGTCAAATCCAGAAGTGCTTACCCCGGCAGCCACACTGCCTTGTTGTATCCAAGCAGGGTCTCCTACAATT